AAATACTTTCTTCCAATGTATGATCGACCGTTGAGGAGATTGGTAATTTTATAAACAAAACCAAAGTTATCCCGAACATCATCCCCAGTAAAAGGTCTCTCCAAATATATCCATGGGTTTTCATATGAATCCATTCATGTTATTTAAGCTCTTATTATATATCCATCAACCCTAGCAAAGGTATTCTAGACAAAAAAAGAGAGGGTGTCAAGCCCTCTCAAGAATTATGTTAGTTTTATATCACTTTTTCTTATTACGTGCTTCTATCTCTTTGTTTTGCCTCATAATGTCTTTGATGCTACCAGAAATACCTGTAAATCCTGCTTTGGAAGGATCTGTCTGTTTCTTAGAATCATCCTTATAACCACCAGCAGCACGGGCAGCACGACGATTCTCATCGATTGCCATTAATGCCTCAATCTCTTTATCAGAGAACTTACCAGATGCCTTAAGTGCCTCTACCTCTTCACTCATTCTCTTAGCAACACCAGCTGCCTTAGAAGCAACTTTCTTTGCTGCTCTACCAATCATTCCCTTGATACCACTCTTGACTTTCTTTTCTACTCTTTCAGTGCCTCTTGCTGCTGCTCTTGCTGCCTTTCCAGGAGCACTCTTTACCGCACTGGCAGCACCAGATACTGCTTTCTTGGCAGAACTAGCAGCAAGGGAAGCATCAACAGCAGCACCTGCTGCTTTACTCTTTGCTGTACTTACAGCACCCTTGGCAGCTGCTCCTGCTTTACTGGCAGCACCTTTGAGAGTTTCTCCTGCCTTTCTCATTGCAAATCTTCTTCTGGCACCTACAGGAGCTCCAGACTTTCTCATGGGAGCAGTATCACTACCAAAAGTTACTTTTGCTTCGTCAATATAATCATTGGCAGCATCTTCAACAATGACAATAGCATCTTCTTCAGAATATCCTTCTGTAACTAATTCTTCAACTAATTCATCGCAGATCTCATGTACGAGTTCTTCTTCAATAATTTCTTCTACCTGATTAAATTCTTCACAAACTTTTTTAAATTCGGAGAATTGTTTTTGAGACAAGGACATTTTTCTTATTCTGTATCCATATGAAAATATTTATAAAAAAAGAGGGACTACTCGTCCCCCTTGTATGCTTGATATCCATCATATTCACCGAACATATAGGAATCAGATAATGCTGCATCTTTATATGCTCTTATAGAATCTTTAACAATTGGTGTCAAAGGTTCTATTTCATCCATTTCTTTCCATATTTCTTCAAAGGCTAAATCCTGCGAATGTATCTCCTTTGACATCTTGTTTGATTCCTCCAACGATATAGGACTCGACTTCTGTTTCTTGAGGGGCAACTTGAAGACCCTTAGAAGAAATCCAATGCTCTGTCCAAGGAAGTGGATTGTTCTTTGCAGGTATGTCATAGATCGGTTTCAAACCAATTGTCTTCATTCGACGGTTGGCAATCCATTCGACATACTGCTGTAGCAGTTTATCATTCAAACCAATCATAGATCCATCTTTAAACAGATACTCTGCCCAAAGTTTTTCTTGATTAACTGCATTTTCAAAAGTACGGATTAACCAAGGTTCTTCTTCCTTGGCAATCTTTTGCATATCTGGATCGTCACCGTTTCTCCACTTATTTAGAATATTTTGAGTGATTACCAAGTGCTGATTTTCATCTCTCGCAATTAAAGAGATGATTTTTGCACTTCCTTCCATAAGTTTGAGTTCGCCAAATGCAAAACTACAAGCGAAACTGACATAAAAGCGAATACCTTCAAGAATATTAACGTTTGCAATTGCTCTATAGAGTTTGCGCTTGAGTTCATATCTTGAGTCTTGTGCATAGGAGATTCCTTCTAATGCGTGTTGCCAATCATTAGTGCTATCATAATGATGTGCCGAATTAATGAAGTCATTATATGCCTCAGTCACACTAGTGGCACGTTCAAGAATACGATCATCATTCAGAATGGTATCAAATACCTCTGAAGGATCGGAATAAACATTCTTGATGAGATATGTATATGAACGACTGTGGATCATTTCCATGAATCCCCAGACCTCCATACATGCTTCTAGTTCAGGTAATGAACAGTAAGGGATAAAAGCCATCCCAGGACCACGCCCTTGTACAGAATCCAGCATGATCTGGTATTTGAGATTGCTGGTAAAAATGTGCTTCTGCTCTGGGCGTAGTGTCTGATAGTCTGCACGATCTTTTTGTAATGAAACTTCTTCTGGTCTCCAGAAGTATCCGAGTTGTTGAGTAGTCAATTTATCAAAAACTGGATACTTGTAGGAATCATACCTCTGAATACCCAGAGGTTTTCCAAAAAACATTGGTTGCTTTTTTCTATCAACCTGTTCAGAATTAAAAACGGTCATTTGATTGACCGTTGTATTTTTGTTGTCCACAGAATCTTTTTTAAATTTTACAAGACTCACAGTCTTCCTCCTCGGCGTTTTCTAATTGACTAATTAAACTTTCTAACTCGGACTTTGTTTCCTCAAGTTCGTCATTCTTATTATCATATGTATTCTGGTAATAAGAAGTCTTCCATCCATACTTATAAGTTTTAAGTAGATCCTGTGCCATCACTGAAACAGGAACTTCATTGTTCTCATATTGTTGTGGATTGTAACTCCAGTTTCCAGAAATTGCCTGGTCAAAGAATTTTTGCATCACAGCAACAATATTAATATAACCATTATTGGACTCCATATCCCAAAGAAGCGTATAATTGTTTTTAAGAGTTGTGTATTGTGGAACAACCTGCTTAAGGGTTCCCTTCTTGCTCTTTTTAGTGGACAAGTACGCTCTAGGTGGTTCGATTCCATTTGTGGCATTTGACACAACGGAACTGCTCTCTGAAGGCATCTGTGCGGACAGTGTTGAGTTCCGTACTCCGTATAGAATAATGTCGTCTCGAAGATTCTCCCAATCATAGTGAAGCTCATTTGGGACTATCTCATCGACATCACTCTTATATGTATCAATGGGAAGAATTCCACTTCCATACTTTGTTCTGTAACTGTATTCACAGGCACCTTTCTCCTTGGCAAGATCTACTGTAGCACGAATGAGATAATATTGAAATGCCTCAGTGAGATCATGCACAAGTTTCCATGCCTCAGAATCATTGTAGGACACTCCATTCTTAGCAAGATAGTGTGCTAGTCCAATGTAACCGATACCAAGGGATCTCCGTGCCTTTGTGGCAATTTCTGCTGCTTTGATGGGGTATCCTTGAAAATCAATAAGTTCATCGAGACTCCTAACAGCAAGATCACAAAGGCTTTCAAGATCCTCAGTGCCCCTAATTTTACCAATATTAATAGCAGAAAGGATACAGAGAGCAATTTCCCCAGATTCATCATCAATGTGGTTCAGTGGTTTGGTAGGAAGAGTGATCTCTTGACACAAATTACTCATCTCAACTTTATCAAGGAAAGATGAATGACTGTTACAGTGATCAATATTCATGATATACAGTCTACCAGTTTCTGCTCTTTCTTTCAAGATGTCCAGAAAAAGTTCTTGTGCTCTGATAGTCTTTCTTGGAACAGACTCATCCTGTTCATAACCCACATAGAGAGAGTCAAATGAATCAGTACCAAAAGCATCATTGAGACCTGGTACGTCATGCGGTGAGAATAAGCTAATTTCTCCATTCTGGATGAAACGCTCATAGAAAAGTTTTGAAATCTGGATGGAGTAATCAAGTTTACGAACCCTGTTATCTTCTGTGCCTTTGTTGTTCTTAAGAACAATAATGTCTTCTATTTCTTGGTGCCAGATTGGGAAGTGGACAGTCGCTGACCCACCACGAATTCCATTCTGTGTACAGCAGCGGACAGTTGATTCAAACTTTTTAAGGAAAGGTACAACACCTGTGTGTTGAACTTCTCCGCCTCTGATTTTACTGTTGACGCCACGGATTCTGCCTGCGTTGATACCGATGCCCGCCCTTTGTGCAACGTATCTGCCAATAGCCATATCAGAGCTAAAGATGCTATCGAGGGAGTCATCAACATCAACAAGAACACAGCTAGCATATTGTCGAAGTGGAGTTCGCACTCCTGCCATGATAGGTGTGGGA